GCCCGCGAGGCAATCGGCCTGGCACTGGCAACCGAAGAGTCGGCATCCAGTTTGCACAAAAATGGTGTGCGCCCATCCGGAGTCTATTCAGTTGAAGGAAATCTGAGTACTGCGCAGCACAAAGATTTAACCGCGTGGGTCGATGAACACTTTGCAGGCTCATTGAAAGCGGGCAAGGCACTCATCCTCGATCGCGCAGCAAAGTGGGTCAACACGCAAATGACCGGGGTAGATGCCCAGGCTCTGGAAACACGGCGAAATCAGATCGAGGAAATCTGCCGGTTCTACGGCGTCATGCCAATCATGGCCGGTTATAGCGACAAGGCCGCAACGTACGCCAGTGCAGAGCAAATGTTTCTTGCGCACGTGCAGCACTGCCTTGCGCCACGCTGGACAGACTATGAGCAGGCCTTTGATATGCAGCTGCTCACAGATAAAGAAATTGAACAGGGCTTGTTCTTTAATTTTGTTGAAGAAGGCATGATCCGCGGTTCGATCAAGGACACAAAGGATGTGATTCTTGGCTATGTAAATGGCGGCGTATTGACGCCAAACGAGGGTCGCGCTTTGTTGGACCGTAATCCAATGGACGATGGTAAGTCGGACGAGTTGCGTATTCCTGCAAATATTGTTGGCGAAGTCGCCACAGACGACAAGGGCACTAAAGATGACAATCAAAACGCTTGATTTCGGATTTGAAGTCAAAGAGGTAACTGCAGCCGGCAATTTTACTGGCTATGGTTCTGTATATAACGTGGTTGATCAAGGTGACGACATCGTTGCGACCGGCGCATTCGCCGAGTCAATCGCCAGCTTGATGTCAAAGAAGCGTTTGCCCTCGATGCTGTTTGGCCATAAGTCCGGCGAACTGCCTATCGGCGCTTATCAATCCATGCGTGAGGATGCTGCTGGCCTCTGGTTGGATGGCAATATCGCGATCGATACGCAAAAAGGTGGCGATCTTCACAAGCTGATGATGATGAAACCGGTGCCGGCAATATCTGGTTTATCAGTTGGATTCATGACCCGCGATGACTCATATGATCGTGTCACGGGTATTCGCACAATCAAAAAGGCTGATCTATTTGAAGTATCCATCGTGAATTTCCCGATGAATGATCTGGCGCGCATCCAGACAGTGAAAAGTATTGAGCAAATGGAAGATTTGAAGTCAGCGGAGCAGTACCTGCGTGAGGCTGGTCTGAGCCGTTCGGAAGCAAAGGCGTTTATCGCCAAAGTAAAAGGCCTCGGACAGAGTGATTCTGATGGGGGCGGTATGCAGCAACTTGTCCAGGCGCTGAAAGGCCGGGATGTATTTCAAGCGGCATAAGCCGATCATCACCAAACACAGCCGCTCACGCGGCTTTTTTTACGTCTAAAGAAAGGTCTCAAATGAAAATTACTCAAAAACATTTCATGTATGCCATGGTTGGTTTGATGGTGGTACTGGCAATCTCGTCAGCGGTTGGTCATCCGCTCGCTTCGCCTGAGTTCATGGCCACCTTGGGTTCTGGTGCCGGCATCATGTTCATGGGCGACACTCAGCTTGTCGAGATCAAAGACATCATCGAGAAGCAAGGTCGTGCGTGGGAAGAGCACAAAAAAACCAACGATGAATTGCTGAAGGCAAAGGCAGACGGTAAGGCAGTCGCTGATCTCGAAGCAAAAATGGTTCAAATCGGCAAAGATTTGGATACTTACGCGGATCTGAAATCTCAGTTCGAAGAAGTCATGATCAAAATGCAGCGGTCAGGCCCAACAACGAAGGCAGAAGATGATATGGCTGCTGAGGTGAAGGGATTCAATCACATGCTGCGTTCAGATTTCCAATCGAAGGGCAAGGCTATCCCTGCTGATTTGGACGTCGAACAATACGGCAAATACAAATCGGCATTCTTTAAGGCTATGGCATCAGGCAAAGAATCTCTCAGCAATGAAGAACTGAAGTCATTGTCGGCCGGTAGTGATGTCGATGGCGGCTACCTGCTGCCGACGCCCACCGTAGGCCGCATGGTCAAAAAAGTCTACGAGCAATCGGTAATGCGCCAACTGGCCAACATCGTTCCGATCAGCACGGATGCATTGGAAGGCATCGTTGATAACGACGAATCTGATGCTGGATGGGTAAGCGAGATGGGCGCTCGCAACGATACAGATACTCCGCAGATCGGGAAATATCGTATTGAAGCGCATGAAATGTACGCTCAGCCTAAAGTTACACAAAAGCTGATCGATGATGCTGCAACCGACGTCGAAGGATGGTTGGCTGACAAAACGGCAGACAAATTTGCGCGTGTCGAAGGGTCTGGTTTCTGGATTGGTGATGGCGTCGGCAAGCCTCGCGGTTTGGCAGCTTATCCGACGCTGGCTACCGCTGATGAGTCGCGTGCCTGGGGTACATTCGAGCACGTTAAATCCGGCGCAAACGGTGCCTTCCACACGACAAAGGCCGATCCGATTCAAGATTTGCTGGGTTCTTTCAAAGACCAATACTTGCAGAACGCATCGTTCGTTATGCGCCGCGAAGTACGTACTTTGCTGCGCAAAATGAAGGAAGCCACAAGCGATAAATACTTGTGGGAGCCAAGTCTGCAAGCAGGTCAGCCTGATCGTCTGCTGGGCTACACAACGCGCATCGACCAGTACATGCCTGCACTGGCTCAGGATTCGCTGTCCCTGGCATTCGGCGACTTCAAAGAAGCCTACACAATCGTTGACCGCGTCGGCGTGCGTACCTTGCGCGATCCGTACACAGCTAAACCATACATTCGCTTTTACAGCACCAAGCGTACTGGCGGCGGCGCTGTGAACTTCGAAGCGGTGAAGTTCGTCAAGTTCAGCGCTTAGAAATTCGAAGGCCGCTAGTGCGGCTTTCGTTTTAAATTCATAACGAATCGAAAGGCTTTCCCATGAAAGATTTGCACAATAACTTGCACGTAAAGCGCGCAATTAGCCCTGTGTCGGTCGCTGACACGACTGCTCAGGTTTCCCAAGTGATTGATCGTCAAGGATTTGACTCATTGGAGTTCTTGATCTTAATCGGTGCCATTGCTGACGCAGATGCAACCTTTACTGCGTTGGTAGAAGATGCTGACGCATCCGACATGTCTGGTGGCGCTGCTGTAACTGATGAAAACCTGCTTGGTACCGAGGTTCTCGCTGGTTTCCAGTTTGATGACGACAACGAAGTTCGGAAAATTGGCTATATCGGTGGCAAGCGTTATGTGCGCTTGACGATTACACCTGTCGGAAATGCATCGGCTGCGGTATTGGGTGCGGTGGCTGTTCTCGGTCATCCAGCGGTAGCACCAACAGCAAATCCACCGGTTTAATCGCCGGGGGCTTCGGTCGCCCTTTTTCATTTCTCATCAGGATAGACATGGCCATCAAAGTTATAACTGGACCGACCGCAGAGCCGATCACGTTAGCCGAGGCCAAAGTGCATCTGAAAGTTGAGGAAGATGTAACGGTTGACGACACACTGATCACAGGCATGATTGTTGCCGCTAGGCGGGCTGTTGAGGCCTTGACCGGACGTGCATTGATGCCACAGACGTTAGAGTTGGCTATGGATGATTTCCCGCGCCTAAATTGCCGCGCAGGATACAACCGGATAGAAAAAGCGCAAGCGCTACAGATCAAGGTGCCCAAGGCACCCTTGGTCGATATAACAAGCTTCAAGTACGTAGACTCAGCTGGCGTATTGCAGACACTCGGTTTATCAGGCTACCAATTGGATAGCCACAGCGAACCGGCACGACTGCTGCCGCCGGTTGATGCGTACTGGCCAGAGATAAACAACCAGGTCAACGCCGTACTAATTCGTTTCACTGCTGGCTACGCAAACGCCGCCGCAGTGCCACAAGAAATTAAAAACTGGATGTTGCTGCGGATCGGCATGCTATACGAGAACCGCGAAGAATTCATTGTCGGCGGCTCGATAGCAGAAATTCCATTTGTCGATCGCATGCTGGACGATGTGAAGGTCTGGGGAATCTGATGCGTGGCGGTAAGCTGAATAAGCGGATCACAATTCAGAAGCTGGTGGACCAGAAAGACGCTATCGGTCAGCCTGGTCAAGAATGGGTTGATCACAAGCCTTTGTGGGCCAGCATCAAGTACTTGAATGGCATCCAAACGATCAAGGCTGATGGCGAAAAGAACGTCGCCATGGCAAGTATCCGGATTCGCCTTCGCACTGACATTACGCCAGACATGAGAGTGCTCTACGGCACGACGATTTTCAGCATCAACGCTGTGTTGCCGGATGAAGAGGGCGATGAGTACCTTGATCTTGCCTGCGAAACGGGCGCAAACGAAGGCTGAAATGATCAAGACAGAGTTTCTACTGACCGGCGATATGGAGCAAGGTCTGGATAAACTCGCTGATTCGGTAGGCGAAAGTGTTTTGCGGTCCGCCGGATATGCAGGCGCACAAGTATTCATGGAAGAGGCAAAGCTTCGCGCGCCAGTTGGCGAAGGCATTTTGCGCGACAACATCATTGTTGTGCGTGCTGAAGAAAAGTCCGACGGGGCACAGAAGCAAACCTATGTGGTGACAGTGCGCAGCGGCAAATTTAATCAAGAAGGCGATGCCTTTTACTGGCGATTTGTGGAGTTCGG